AAGTTCGGATTAAAGTTAGATGCAAACGAAATAGGTGCCATGATTAAACTCAATCCCGTAAACAGATTAAAATCCAGAGAATTTGGAATACCTGCACAAGCACAAGATGCTTTTGAAAAATCAATTACAAATGCAAGAAACACAGTTAGAAATTTACAAGTTAAAAATAAAGATAAATTAACTTTAAAAGATGATTTAGATAATGTTCAATATTATTTAAGAAATGATGGTAAATTACCTCCCACTGCTCAAATAGAAGAGCTTAATCGTGCTGTAAAAAAAGTTTCTGTTAATTTACCGATGGATGAAAGAAAAATTTTAAATCAAGCGGTTGGAGAGTTAAACCAAAAAATAGCACCACTTAGAGCAACTAAAACAAAATATGGGTCAGAAACGAGTTACACTTTACAGGGTGGTAAAGATTATAGAGAAACAGTTTTTCATTTAGATGAACCTATAAAATCAAATAGACAACCCTTTACAGAACCAGGACACTTTTCTGAAACTGGAATTAAAAATCAAATCTATCACGTTAGATTTGATACAAGATTTACACCTGAAGGAAAAAAAGTGTTTATGATTAACGAAATACAATCTGACGTAAACCAAAGTATAGCCAAACAATTATCAAAAATGAAACAATTGACAGGAGTGTCTAGAACAAATCCTTTTCAAGCTGACTTAGAATTAAATTTACTTGCACAAAATAGAAATAAAATTATGAAAGAGGTAAATGAAGCTATTGCAAATAGACAACCAAATAAAGCACAAGCCCTCATGAAAGATGCAAAAGAGATACAAACAAAAATGAATAATGTGTTTCAAAAGATTGATGAATTTTCAGAAAAAAAATTCGATTACTTTCCATTTGTTGAGGCAGACGCTTACGGTGATCATGCTTTAAAATATTTAATGCAAAAAGCTGCACGTGAAGGTGTTGACTATGTGGCTGTTGCTCCATTTAGTAAATTAAGTTTTAGACAAGGCTACAAAGCTGGTAATGAAAGATTCTATGGTTATGCAACAGGTAAGGGTATCGGTAATAAAGGTAAAGCTGTAATGCCTGAGCTTATGAAACGTTCAGCTAGGTTTTATAATACACAAGCAGGTCCTACAAAAATATCACTGTCAGATCCAAAAATGCCATATAAAAAAGTAAAAAAAGATGAATTTAAGTATCCAGACAAAGTACAAAAAGGTAAAAGAATCACTAGTGAATATCATGAAACAGCTTCAGAAAATCCTTTTGCTGGATCTAAATTAATTCCAGAGGGAGATCCAAGGTTGTATTTTGATGCATTTGCGATTAAAGTTACTCCACTTATGAGAAGCACACAAAAAACTTATAAGGCTAAAGGTGGACTTGTAGTAGATATGTTTAAACCAATAAGGTACAATTAAGAATGGCTGTAGAGAAAAATAACGAAATTGTTGAAGAAGAAATTATTCAGGAACAACCTGACGGTTTACCTATTGATGTAACAGTTGAGGGTGAAGAGGTAGTTGAAGAAAGGCCACAAGATAATTTTAATGCTAATTTAGCAGAAGATATGGATGAGAGAACTCTCTCTTCTATGGGAAGTGATTTAATTAGTGAATATAAAAAAGATAAACTTTCTAGGAAAGAATGGGAAGAAGCTTACATCAAAGGATTAGATTTATTAGGTACAAAATATCAAGAAGTAACAAAACCATTTAGAGGAGCAAGTGGAGTGACACATCCTCTTTTAGCTGAGTCTGTTACACAATTTCAAGCACAAGCTTATAAAGAATTATTACCTGCTGATGGACCAGTACGAACACAAGTTGTTGGATTAAAAACTCCCCCAGTAGAAGCACAGGCAGATCGTGTTAGAGAATATATGAATTACCTTCTAATGGAAGAGATGGAGGAATACACAACAGATATGGATCAAATGTTATTCTATTTACCATTGTCCGGTAGCACTTTTAAAAAAATATACTATGACGAAATATTAGGAAGACCTTGTTCTAAATTTATACCTGCAGAAGATTTAGTAGTTCCTTACTATGCGTCAGATTTAAAAGATTGTGAGAGAATAACTCATGTCATTAAAATGACAGAGAATGAAGTAAACAAAAAAATTGCAGCAGGTTTTTATAGAGATGTAGAATTACTAAGTCCAACACAACAAGCAGATCCAGTTCAACAAAAAGTTAACGAGTTACAAGGTGTAAAGAAAACTGAAACTGATAATTTACATACGATATTAGAGATGCATGTTGATTTAAATTTAGATGACTATGAAGATTTTGATGATAAAGCTAAGAAAGTAAAAATACCTTACATAGTGACCATTGATGAAGGATCAGGAGAGATATTATCTATTTACAGAAATTATAAACCGAATGATATTTCTTACTCAAGAATAGAATACTTTGTTCACTATAAATTTTTACCAGGATTAGGTTTCTATGGTTTTGGTTTAACACACATGATTGGTGGATTAAGCAGAGCTGCAACAACATCTCTTAGACAATTGATTGATGCAGGTACTTTAAAAAATTTACCAGCAGGATTTAAGTCTAGAGGTATAAGAGTAAGAGATGATGACCAACCAATTCAGCCCGGTGAGTTTAGAGATGTCGATGCACCTGGAGGAAATATAAGAGATCAGTTTTTTAATTTACCATTTACAGAACCTTCACCTACATTATACAATCTTATGGGCTTTGTAGTTCAAGCAGGACAAAAATTTGCTGCTATAACTGA